TCATAGATTTGTGCCATCATAATCTACTAGCACGCTTTCACATATCACCTTTGTACCGTTCCATTCATCTTTATATATGCTCGTATCGATCCCTACCCCAGGTTGAAACGTGTACCCCGTATCATCCACGAACTTTTGATACTTAGCAGTTTGTACTGAAGCGTCATAGTACCTATGGCCTGAGTACTTAAACCCTGCTGAACCTTGCGGTACTATCCATGCCCCATAAGACGCAAAAGTACTCGCATGTTCAATCACCTTGTATTCAAACTCTGAGCCTTTATAACGGCCTGTATACGCTTCTGATGTGTTGATCTTCCCGAATGGTGGATTGCCATAGGCAACCTGATAGAAATGGTCTGGTGAGTACTGGAGAGCGTCACCAGTGATCCATTCCGCTTCTGGTAGTACCCGCTTCCCGATCATTACGTACTCTGGATTCAGTTCAACACAGGTAATGTGTGTTGGCTTGTTTCTCAAGTACTGGTAGTAGCTGAGGCGACCTATACCCGCACAAAGTTCAATACATTGACCAGCACAACCAGCATCAAGTATGAAATCCCATGCGAGCATTTCAGGAGTGAAGAAAGCACCAGTAGCCCCTATACCATCGCCTTTGTAGTTGTTGAAGATAAACTCTTTATCATCTTGTGATAGTTGTTTATCTGAGTGAATGAGATCCATTACTTGAATGTGTAATGCTGATTCCTTTTTAGTAATTCTTGCCATAAAATACCCTTGTACAGTTGTTGTACGGGTATTTAGGGAGACATCAATCTAAATGAAACTAAAAGAGCAACTTGCTAAAATTAGTTTTTCGCATGTAATGTGCTTATTTCTTGGAACATTAATACCTATTTTTTCTGATACATTATTCTTACACGAATTTAATAGCTCAACCGTTTCGGCAATAATGGACACCATAATGGCTACTGTTGCTGTTTATGCTGCGTTTGGTGTTCGTCATTGGATCAAAGATCGTGTTAAGAATAAAGGTTTTGAGCACGCACAAGCTATACTAATTGATATACACACAATGACTAAAAAGTTTTTTGACTTACAGACAAATTACAAGCACCTTGCGTTAAGGTATATGGACGGGAGTGAAATAGATAAAGAGGAACAGAAAGCATTTAAAATTGAAAGCAATGAAATTCTAAATCAATGTAATACAATACGTGATAAGTCACTTGAGATGGTGATTTCAATATTAGGATTAAGCTCATGGGATATGAAATGTAACTATGAAAAGGATTATATAAACTATATGAAGGAACTTGAAGATGTAAGGGAACTTATTGAAACACAAATATTAAACCTAGATCATAACAATCATATTGTTAGACTTAAAAAATGGAAGGAAGTAGAAAATCAATTAAACAAATTGGTAAAAAAAGTTTCCGAGTCATATGAGAATTTAGATAAGAGATTTGTAACGGCATTTAGTTATGCTCCTCCATCCGATTAGTATTAAGTGTATTGCCGCTATTATTATAAAAAGAGCGGCATTATTTTTAGTTCCCGCCAACCATAATCAATAGCACTTGCATCAGTTGCCCCAATGGAACCTGGATAACCACAATTCCAAAAGCATCAAGTACTGGTACTATGATCCAGTTATAGAGAATGATTAAGGTGATCACAAAGCCAAGAGCATTACGCCAATGGAATGATACCTTTTCAATCTCTTCTTTGTTAGTTTCTATCTGCCCTTCGGCATTTGTTTTTTCTACATCTGCTTGAAAGGTTTTTCTTTTGATAAAGAAGTCCATCCCTTTAGATAGTAGTTCTAAAATTAAACCAATCATTCAATGATCCCCACTGCGTATACATGAAAGTGTTTACCTTTTACGAATAGCTTTTTATACTCAATTAGGAATACTGTTAGTACTTCGCCTTGTAGTTCCCATTCAAGTACTTCACCATTGTTAAAGGTTTGCTTTTTTTCAAAGATCACATTCATGTAGCTATCCACATTATGAGTACTATTCTTAATGATCTTTTGAAACTTTTTACCAAGAAACATTTTATTCATTGGCATTGAATTAGCATCAGGTGTAACACCACCTAATCTAATTTCACTTGTTAGTTCTTCATAATGTTCTTCAAAATACATATCAATTCCTTTTGATTACAAAGATGCCACGTAGATCAGATATCACTACACGAAAACCTTTATCTACTTCACCATAGAAATCATAAATTATTTTACGTTTCTTTTCTTCACGTAGACCAATTACACGTTTAGTTTTTCTCTTAGTATCTTTCTTACTATTATCTATTAGGCGTTCTTTACCATTTTTTCCTTTAACTACTTTATAACGACCATTTGAAAGATTCTTTTTTAAACCGGAAATGTTACCCTGTTTAGTTAGTTTAGCAGTACTGGTAGGTATAAACTTATCATTTGCTTTTGGATCTATAATGACTTCATATAGATACTTTGCCTGAATATTTTTTACTAAGATTGTACAGCGTACACTAGTAGCACCACCTTTACGGAACATGAATAGTATTGATCGCTGTGTGAATACTACAGCACCTTTATCTACTGCTTTATTTAAATCAGCTTGTACTTTTTGGGATAGGACACGTGACCTTTTTATGATCTCTTCTTGAAACTGTTTCTTTAGAGCTGTACCCTGTTTGTTAATATAGGTTTTAGTGTTTCCTATCCCATTTATTCTACTTGTCATGTATTTACCTCAAAATTTCTAATAGTTCTTGTACTATGCCTAAAAGATGTTTCTTATCTTTAGCAGTTGGTGATCTAATCTTTGTCATCATCGCGAGGTTTAAACAATTAGGTTTTAACATTTCATGTAGTATCAAAATGGATTCTACTAGTAACGTTTCACGCATATTTGGGAAAGCATAGAGAATAGTTTTACAGTACTTTTCACCATCTGCGATCTTTTGATTAACTATCATTGAACTACTTGTATAGTTTTCCCAATTGTTACTTTCTGAAGTAGGTTTAAGTTTCTTAACCTCTTTAACTCGTTTGTACATCTGTTTTGAACCGATATACGTACTTCCATCTTCAAATTGAAATAGATAAACAAACCCAACGTAATCACCATTAGTCAAAGTACTTTTATTCCAATCTTCTGTATATTCCCATTCCGTTGGGATCTGTATATCCATAAGTAAATACCTATATAAATTTAACTATAGGTATTTATGAAATGAATGATTTAAAAACGAGATTAAAAGAATATGAAGGTACTAAAGCGTAACAAGCAAAATTAAAGTACTATCGAAATGATAAGTTTTATCCCTATGCTGATTCATTAGGTTTTCAAACTATCGGGTACGGTCATTTGATTACACGAGGTGAAAGCTATCCAGACGGTATTACAGAAATACAGGCAGAAGAATTACTAGATTATGACATTATGATCGCACAACATAACCTAGATACTCTTGATATCTGGCTTCCTAATGATTGGCGTGACTTTATGGTGATTATGATTTTCCAATTAGGTTTATCTGGTGTAGCTAAGTTTAAACTTATGCTAAAAGCACTAAAGGAAAAGAACTACCCTGAAGCAATTAAACAGGCTAAAAATTCCCGTTGGTATCAATAAACACCAAACCGAGTAGATAAAATGATCGCCGCATTAACTAACAAGTAAAAAGAAAGGCAAGTACTGAAATAGTAGCTTGCCTTTTTTATGCTTATTGTTTCTGCTTCTGTTCAAGAATTGTAATAATCTTTTCAATCTTCACATCTAAATCATGGATCTGTGCTTCCAGTTTAGCTAGTGAATCCCTCATTTTATCTTGATCCGATTCAATACGATCAATACTTGATTCCTGTACTGCCTGTTTAGTTTCAAGTTCACTAACACGAGTAAGTAGATCATCTGTATCTTTTGTATTATCACGGAAGATAGTATATAAGAATACACAACCAGAAATAACAAGTGCCAAAATAGTACCAATATCCATTAGTGTTTATTCCTTGCTGTTATTATTATTATATATTTATGCTTAAAAACCAGTAAATGTAGCTAATGCTATTTGAATACCATTATTACCCATTGCCTGAGTATATGATCTTTGTAGTTTATTAATGTACTGAAAACTAAATGAAGTGCTTGAATTACGTTTGATTACTATCCCTGAATAACCTAGCACTGTTCCATCATCAGAAACGTTACCCGGACATTGTGACCAACAAAACCACGGATTAGCAACAGGAGAAGTAACCGTAACTACACTAGATAGATCTACGCCAGCACCAGCCGATAAGAACCCTACTATACGGGGCATAGTAGCAGCACTAGCAGCAGACCATATAAGAGTACCGGAAGCATTGAATACATCCAGATAACCAGAAGTAGGCGTAGCTGTATGTGTGCTTGTCATGAATCGACCAGAATTAGGCATAAAGAGATAAGCACCAGGAAAACACCAGGCACCGTCTGTTTGTAGTTGGAACCAGTACTGTGTAGTGTTTCTATTAACAATTACATTACTATTCAAGAAACCAAGAGCACCACCATTACCAAAGGCACAAGTAATACCAGTGTAGTAGCCTTGATCAGTTAATGTACCCATAGCTTTTACACCACCAGTCATAATTGATTTGTTAGTACTGTCTATGGTTAAAGCACCCGCTGAATTATAAACTTCAAAACCTGACATATTATGCCGCCCATTTATATACGTTAAAGGCAACTGTACCAGCAGGTGGGAAATTGCCAGGTAGATAGATTGCTGTGAATGATCCATTATTACAGAAAGCAGACCAATCATTAAAATTATCTGACGCTGGGGCGTAATGTACGAACCATCCTGTAGTTTTCATATTTGGTACAGAAACGGTATATGTAGCAGTACTTGAAGATACGTTAATATTATATGTACCCATATAACGTATATTGTAATCTGTAAGATCTACAACAAGTACACCGGAACCATTCCAACATTGTAAACCTTGTGCCATAGTTAATCCTTATTCATGCGTACTCTTAGCTTCCCTTCTGAATCGTATACTTCAATATTTTTTTGAGTAATGACAAAGCGTGTAGGTGAAACTTTGGTATTTTTATAATTGTAAATAGTAGATTGTGTGATATTCATTTTATTATTCCTATGTATAGGAGATTGGCATACCGATCCCCTATAATATTTATTACCATAACCCCATACGTACACGTAACACGTTATTGTTATCATATATCTGAATTATGTTATTACTTATTACCATTCTGCCAGTACCACCACTGCCGTTAATGTATAATGTACCAGCCTTGTTAATCTGCCAACCTGATGTATTTGCTACATAGTTAGTACTTTGTAAGGTATTTGCTATAGAACCCGAATCAATACTACCATCAATTATGTGGGCATTATTGATCTGAGCACTTCCAATTTTAGCAGACGTAATAGCACCATTGGCTATATAAGCAGAACCTAACGAACCTTCCTGTATCATTGCTGTTTTTATATATGTAGTACCGTTAACTATCACAAATGGGGCAGTACCACCTACAGTAGCTGTATCAGTGCCTGAAACAATAAACTTGTTAGCAGCAACATATAGAGCTGAGTTAGTACTAGTACCGCTTGAAGCAACTAGACGAATACCAGCTACAGTACCATTAGCATTAACAGAAAGAGAGTACTGAGCATCTACAGTACTTGCAGTTGCTTTAGTTGCCATCTGGCTATTAACAGTTGCTATCTGTCCATTAACATCACTACGTAATTGTGTAACGGCCTGTGTTTGAGCAGTATCATTATTAGTAACTGTTTGAGATAACGATTGAATACTGGATTTATTTCCATTGGCTGTACTTTCTACCGTTGATAGTCGTTGAGAAAGTGAACTATCAACATCAGCAATTTGTGTACTTAGTGTTTGTTCGCTTGCTGTAATCTTATCATTTGTACGTGCTTCTGATTGACTGATTACAGTACTGGTATTGTTATTCGCGATTGCTACAGCATCATTTAAAGTCTCTGTAAGGCGGTCATCTAAATCAAGAATACCATTAATAGCATCAGCATCTTCTTGTGTAAATTGATACTTAGAGTTAATAGAAATTGTCTGTACTGGACTATATTGAATATTGTCAGTACCGAATACATCAAAGAACCCCATTTTTACTTGATATGTACCATCAGTAATATTAGGTATACTGTCAAATTCAGGTGCATAACTTGTGTAGAGTCTAGTAGTAGTACCGGAAGCAATACTGATAACAGCACCAGCATAATCACGTTCAGTTGATTTAGTCCAAGAGGCAAATAGATTACCAAAACCACCAGTAAAGCTAACACCAGTAACTAAACCAGCCTGTTTGTTCTCCACTGTAATTTTAACTTCCTGTGAGTATGTACCAGTGTTAAAACCTTGTGCGATAATACCAATAGTAGGTTTACGTACTTTCAATCTGTTTAGAGCAAGAGTTAAATTGAATGTATTACTTTGAGTATAGAATGTATCAACTAATGTAGTACCGTTATAGATGTTAATGACATAATATTTAAAGTACTCACTAAATGAACGTCCATTAACTAATAAGTTCTTTTGTGAATCCCAACGTATATTAAAATCAGGGGCATCAGTTACTAGTACTGATTCTGTTTTATTTGACAGTACTACACCAGTTACAGCAGGTAGAGCAAAGTTATATGTTGGCACAAGTCCAAGTATTGATAACTTCACTGATACTAATCCCAAGTTATTATATGCCTCTACCGCGAAATCATAAGAACCTGTATCTGTTAATCCAAATAGTTCATAATTTTTTTTCTGAATACCCGTACTACCCGCATAAATCCAAGTACTAGAACCATTCAAGCGATAATAAACAGAATAACCGCGTAGGTATGGATCTGGTGAAGCATCCCAAGTTAGATCAACAATCGAACCAGCAGTAGTATTACCTTTCTTAACAGCCTGAAGGTTAGAAGGTGGAAGTACTGATAGTTCAGGGAAGTTAATCACGCCACCAGACGACCAGATACCTGGATCAACGCCGTCATACATCTGGTCTGGTGCCTCTACCGCAGTGATAGTAACGTAGCCAATGCTCTCTTGATCTGTACTGATATCTTTGTTCAGTACTTTAAATTTACCTGAAATAGCAAGTTCATCATTACTTACATCAATAGCATCCCATACTTTTAAATCCCATCCTTCGCTTGTGGTAAAGCTGATAGTACATAGGGCATATTTCGCCTTTAGTACATCAACGTTAGCCATTTTAGCTATGACTTCTTGATCGTAGCTCCAAGTATAATCACGTGATAATGCTATAACTTGCCCGTCATGTTGGATTGCTTCATCAATGCTTATATCTGAAGGAATACGTACTACATCCGTTGTGTACATTGATTGAGGATTTTTGAATTTACAATCTACCGTATTAAAATAATCTGATACACCTGAAGTACTAATCTGGATACCACCAACCATGTTACGCTCATTAAATGACGCTACAGATACAGTTTTACGATCCGTAGTTAGGCATATCTGCCCTGCGTGTACATACATGATGCCGCCAAAACTCTGACAAATATTTTCAATGTTATCCATGAAAGTACTTTGATAACTAATTGCCCCATTTGCATACATTTCAAAAGCATCACAATATGCCGCTGTTTCTGCGAATGTATCTTGATTGATAAGACTAGGGTCAATACCCATACCATATACAGTATTGGTTAAGTAATCATAGATAATTGAAGGTGGGTTACTACTTGCTTTAATAGTACCATCAACGAAATCAAAAATACGTTGACCTTTCATTTCTACAGTTAGTGCGAATTGGTCATTTACTAGAATGTTATTTTCAAGTGATTTTTGCGTTTTCTTGATAACAGTACTGATACTTACAACACCTTTACCAAGAAATTTATTAGTCCATTTCGGGCCAGCATATTGGGTAGCTAGGGATTTAGTACTTGTATAATCACCACCAAAGCGTACTTCCAGTTGTAGATAATCTTTATACTTACCTGCGATAGAACTATTTGGTACTATTCCATCTTGTGTAATTGGGGCTGATAAAAGAGGTTCATTATCAATATAAATTTGTTCAATATGTTTTTCAGTACCAGCATACGCTACAGCTTGTTCAGAAAATAAGTACTGTGAATCTGAATTAGGTACGTTATACCAAGTTACGATACTACCAGTTAGTACGAATGAACCGCCTGATGTACCGTTTTTATGTGGGTACTGTCCACCGTATATTACTGGTAATCCGGTTGTAGGGCTTGTTGAACGGCTTAGACTATCCGATACATCCCCATAACCTGTTACCCCTACTTGAGCTAACATAGATGTAGCAACAAGTGATACAGCACCCGCAGCAGCACCCCAACCAACCGCAGCTAAAGCCGTTCCTCCTGAAAAGTAGACAGCAGCAGCAACTACTACCGCCGTTATAATGGCTCCAAAAAAGCCGCCTAAACTCTTACCCATCTATGTGTTTCCTTACTCTATAATATGTTCCTTCTGTTGGCTTCGGTTGAAGTTCAAATCCGTCATGATCAGCAGTAACACCAAGTACACGACCTGATACGACTACTGCCATGATTAGAGGGTTATCAGGATCTAACCAGATATCACCGTCTATAACATGCTGTACGGGCTTACAATAGGCTTCAACTATTTCCCCTGTGTGGTTCCATCCTTCCTTGTTTAAACCCGTTATACCCTCTTTAACGCTCGTATATTGGCGATCTGATAGGGTTGTAGTACCGTTAATTAAATCAATTAGTCGAAGTACTATAATGTTACAATCATTAGTACCGAACTGATAAGGGCTATCAATTGCTGTTTGAATGATATTCATAATTTCGTTATGTATATTTTTCATTATTTGTACTTCCAATTTTGATTTTGATTAACCTGACCTAATAGACTAAAGTACTCATCACCCTTGTAATACGATTGATATACTGAATTAGCAGCTATTAGAGCTGGTTGACGATCAAGTTTCTTATATACTGAATTGACATATACAGTCATTTCATTGGTTTTAGCATTTGGATCTGCTACGGCTTGAATGTAATCAATGAATCCAGTAAACATAAGCATGGAATCAATGACAGTACTATCATATGGATTCAAGATAACTAACTTGATATTCATCTGAGCATCTTTAAGGAATCCACCCAAAGCAAGAGCACGTACTGAAGCATTAACGTTACTTATTTTAAAGTTAATAGCATCATTTGTAATACCCTTTTGTTCAGAATATGAAGGTAGTGAACCACTTATAATATCGGGAAAACTTGTATATTGATAACCATCAAGAGAAATATCAATTAGTGAATCAGTCCAGTGAAAACCATTAGTACTTTTTGGTAGTACATCAAAACACGTTACGAAAACGCCTAAACTCATAATATCCATCAGGCTTAGTTGTGTTTTGGTAGTACCTCTAACTAACTTCCAGTACTTGAGAAGATTAGCGTTTGTGTTTGTACTCGCGTTCATTATTGTATGTTCTCTGTAGCTTTTAGTGTGATGTTCATAATATTACCTACTGGCATTGTGTAATCATTATCAGGATCTAATACAGCCTCTATCATAAGGTTGTTATATTTGATTACTTCATTTGCCTGTACTGTATTCTGTAGAGCGGGAAAGACAGTAATACTTGTTCCAGTACGTTCTACAATTCGATATAGCTTGTTATGGTTAGTGAATTGAACCCATTCACCAACGGCTAATGTATTTGTATTTGTTGGTATAATCATATTTCCAGCTTGAATTAATCCAGTACTGGTAACTGTTCCTGTTTGTAAACCATGATATGTACCAGCAACGCCAAGAGACAATGTAAATGGTCTACCTTGTGCGTACTGTGCTAAAAAGCTATTTACTTCAGTTAGTGCTGAAGGATTGAAATTAAGTGTGAATTGAATGTTGTAGTACTGAATACCTGTAGATCGCATAATACGCTGACCTGTCCAAGTTTGATTTGAATAAACCGGTTCAGTACTTTTAATGTGAAAGTTTGTAACCTTCACATTATTTGAAAAAGATGCCATTGAAAATCCTTTTAGTCTTTATTTTCTGTCTTAAATTATTTATAATGTCCAAAAAAAAATTAGGTGACATTTATGTTTAATGAGCACAGTTATAAGTCTTTGTTTGGCTTCACACGCAAATGTGAGATTGAAATCATCCTCAGGAATGAAGATCATGACGGTATTCCAATTGTAATCGCTCCTGGTTTTCTTACCGAAAATCAAGAGGACTGGTTAAATTATTTTGAAGAAAGGATTAAAGCCCCTTTAATTTATGTTAAGTGGCGTTCATCTTCTATAACACGAATGACCCAAAAATCTTTAACTTCGTTGCTACCCTCCCTCGCTATACCATTCATAGGTTCCTATCGAGTACCAGCACTGTTAAGTACCATTTATTCAAGCTGGAGTAACGCAGCTAAAGAAGCATCACTAGCAGGACGTGACCTTTCAAACTTTCTCAATGACATTTGGGATGATGATGATAAAGCTATTTTTATTGGTCATTCATTAGGTGTCAGAGTAATTACTGAAGCTATGCGTACTTTAAAACATGATAATGTATTAACTTCAGTATCTATTGCAGGTGCAATTGATTCTGAAGAATATGAAAAACGAATCTTAGCTATAAAATCAACCCGAATTATAAAACATACTAATATGTATAGTGATAATGACGCTGTTTTAAAATGGCTATATCGTATAGGTGAGTTAAACTACAAAAAAGATCCAATTGGTCTTGTACGCTGTGATTTAGATAATGTTATCAATTACAAATCCAGCATAGGTCATACTGAATATCATGAGAAATATATTTTCAGTAAAACAATACTCGAAATTCATTCCAACGCTATAAAATCATTCAATATCTAATATCGTAAGTACTGGCATCAAATGTCAGTACTTATTATGAATTTCGTTTCTGTGAACTTCTTACAGCCTGTGCTACACTGTTTTGGTGTTTCTTCAACATTTCATTGAATTTCTTATCATCACCCGCTACATCACCTTGAATAATCAAAGGTGCGTTTACTGTGATATCACCAGAAGTACTACCACCTTCATGTTTATCAAGAAATGCTGTTAGCTTCTTGTTTGCTTCAGGTTGTACAACACGTTCACCAGCTTTAAGTACGAATGATTTGTTATCATATCCCGCTGGTAGTTCATCTACACCGCCGTGGAATTGTCCATTAGCAGCACCTTTAGCAGTACTAATAATGTTCATACCTAATGAAAGGATCTGTGCGTAGTTCGCCAGTGAAGCCGGGAATGGCGTAGCTAGTGCTTGTGCTAGTGCTGACTGGATTGAAAGTACTGTCTGAGCAATACTAATACCACGACTAAGGGCAAAAGCGGCCTGAGCAGCACCGCTAGCACTGCCAAAAGCATCTACCATACCTTGAGCAAGAGAATCAGCAGTACTACCAAAGATCTCTAACTGTGCCTGTGCGTTTTGATTACTAATGGTAATTGCCTGAGCGTTATACTTTGCAGTAATTTCTGTTTTTCGTTTTTCGTAATCCTCATGCCCTTTCAAAAGTAAATCATTCTGTGCTAATTCAGCATTCATAGCATCAGAATTTTCACTTAGTTTCTGATCGGTATTATTATACGTAAATGGATTATCACCATTTATACGTTGATTTTGTTGACCTGCTAAGAAATCTTTTTGAGTACTATTTAATCCACCTGAGGCAAGTAACGCATTAGTATCTTTTAATGATTTATTTGGATCTTGATAGCCAATCATCTGATTAACCATATCTAGACGTTTTGCCGCACCGGATGCCAACTGATCACTTAGAAGTTTCTGTAGTTGAGTTTTACTTAGTCCAAGAGTAGTAGCTGATTTATTGATTACATCTACTAGTGCTTTTTGTTGGCGGTCAAACTCTGCTAGTTGCCTTGCGTTGCTGTCAATCGTCATATCAGTAATGGCTTTATCAAGTGCCGCCTGAGCAGTTAGGCGTTCACGTGCTGCCTTTTCTTGTAGAGTCTTAGCCTTTGCCGCTGCCTGTTCCTTTTTGCGTTGTTCTTCTTTTAGTTTCTTTTCGCGTTCAGCTTGTTCTTTTGCTGGATCTACGTAGCCGCCCTTTTCATCTAATTGAACTGTAGCCGCACCTAAAGGTAATGTATTGTTTAGTACTGGAACCTTGTTATTCTTACGGCGTTCTTCCTCACCATCAATCATTGATTGAGTTAAGGGATCAACTAGATTAATAATTCCTAAACTAATGAGTACCTTATGTAAAGCGTTTGCCTTTGTAATGTAGGCATCAAAGAAATCAGTACTATCCGGTTTCTTACTCATTACATCTACAAAATTATTAGTAGCGACAACAATTGGGTTTAATGCCTCAAAGAGATATGTTTTACCAGTTTGAGTAAGTGTATTAAGGTTTTTATCAAATTCTGCGTACTGTTTAGCTTGCTCATCAGTAACATCTACTGATTCCTTTGAGATCTTCAACCATGCCTCATTAGCATTCGCTGATTCATTCAATACACCAGTGAGTTTACTGGCATCACTTGCCACAGATTCAAGTAGGAATTTCTGATCCGCAACACTTGCCCCCGCATCACGTAAATCATAAAACATCTGAATTACTGCTTTTACAACGCCTTGTGTATCATTTAAGAACTTCGTGTACTTCTTTGGATCTAAACCAACAGATTTAATATCATCAGATATACCACCACCATTACGGTACGCATCGGCTAATTTATCAAGTGTGTCCTGATTGATATCACCAAACTTTTCGGCATCAAATCCAGTTTCACGGAATGCCTTTTGAAGTCTTTGTAGTTGTTCTACTGATAATCCTGATTGTTTACTAAGCTGGTTTAGCTCTCGTACCATATCATTAGCTTTCAGAACTAGAGCACCTACTGACGTAGCAGCAAGGCCAGCAACGGAAATTACCCCGCCTATACCAGTACTCATACGACCAAAAGCACCCGCGATACTATCAGCACTTGAAGAAAGTGTACCGGATGTATTACGGGCAAATGTATCTAGTGATTTTTGTGATTGTGCCAATGCTCTTTGTAAACCAGTAGCATCACCATCAATATCAACACGTATATCATTATTTCTTGCCATTATTTTTTCTCATAGCCTCTTTTTTAATAGCCTCACCAATTGAAGAAATTGAATTTGATTGATTTTCTTCTAGATTGGCTTTTCTTTTTTCTGCTTTTTCACGAGTACTAAGAGTTGGATTAAGTACATCTAGAAAATCATAGTCTGATACCTTCAAATTCTTCTTAGCTTCAGGTGTTAAAGTACTTGAATTAAGAGACGAGTAATAACATTGATATGCGTGTTTCAACATTTCAATATGAATACCGGACGGTTCAATATAAGCATCATAAACCATTAGCATATCTAGTACTTCAGCATCCAAGTTAAAGTACTCATCTGGTGATAACCCCCTTTTGTTAACCATCTTACAAAAGTGTAATAACTGGCTATCACCTCTTATTTTTTTTCAAATTCGTCCGTTACATCTGCTTCTTTGAATAGTTTCATAATTTCATCATGAATATAATTCAAATGAATACTATCCATCATCTTAACGTTAATACGACCATCAATATCTTCAGTACTGAAGATTGGATCACCATTTTCATCTTTAACACATAGTACTAAAGTATCTACTACAGTTGTACATTTTGAAATATCATGTGCCGTTGGACGGTGAATATATACTTTTTCACCTTCAATATCTAATGGATGTAGTTTAGGCTGTAATTTCTTTTTTAGTGCGTCTAAATTCATTTGTTTGTTCCTTATAATAGAAAAGGGAAGGTTTATTCCCTTCCCTTATTTATTGTATTATGGGGTTACAGTAATTAAACCAGAATCAATAGCCGCACCATCTACCGCTAAGGTAAACGTTTTGGTTATTACTTCATCTTTGTCACCACCAATAGTAGTACTGGAAACAAAGCAGGTATAAACCACATAGAAACCCGTTTCTTTTGAAGCGTCTTCAAAATAACTTAGTTTAATCTGGCAACGTTTTTGCTCGTCTGCTAGTTGTTCTAGTTTTTGGTGTACTGTGTTATCTGGTAGGTAGTTAACTGCAAGTGAAATATCTGGAATAGATTTAGTACCCAATAGTTTACGATCAAAAGCCGAGTTAAAAGTTTTAACTGAAATTACAGTACTTTCAAAACCGCTTGTAGTGAATGTATTTACTTCAGGTACTTCAGCAAAGTCAGTAGCAACGGTAGAACCAGCAGAACCCACTTCTACGGTAATATTAGCACCAGAAAAAATATCCATAGCCATAGTTATGTCCTTATATAAGAAAAGTTAGATTGGGGTAAATTCCTTTTACCCCGATTTTATTTATTATCAATCAATGATTGTACTAATGCTTTTAGTTCATCAATTTGTACTTGTTGGTTTTGTACTGTACTTTCAAGTGTTTCAATTCTTCTGGCTTGATTATCTTTAATACGTGTTAGTTCTTGAATGGCACCAAATGTATCTGACATAAGAGCCGTGCTTGAATAGTTTAGATAACCATCTTCATTAGGTTTATATGTGTATAGCTCATCAATCTCTGCCAGTTGTTGAGCAATGAAACCACGATCTCGGCGTTCTTCATTATCCCATGTAAATTCTACACACCCGATATTATTAATACGTTCTAGAGCACCCTCTTTAGCTTCAATAACATTACTCTTCAAACGAATATCAGAAGAGGTTTGTGTAACTGTACCTAGTGGACCAACAATAGTACCGTTAGATTGGAATTGTGTTGTATATGCTGTACCGGAACCTGTTGAATCACTTCGTGCCTGAATATACACATTACCAGCAGCAGCTAAACCCATACTATTATTGGTTCGGGAGTTATACATAACTACTGTATTATCAGAACCGCCGTTACCAAAATACCATCTACGTTGTGTAACATCCGTTGTATCACTGAGCATACCCATTATGTAACATGCCTGACCTGATGTAGATACCATTCGAATAGCTTCACCATTTGCCTGTACTCTAAATTGGCCTTGATTTAACGCTGACATATACGCATTTTCTTTCCAAGTCCAACCATTAGTACCCATATAGAATCCATCCCATGAGCGTTGCTGTACGTACTTGCTTGCTGTAGCTGTAGGACGTCCGCCACGATTAACAATCGTATAGGTTGTATCACTTGTAACACCCCCTAAAGTACTTTCATTCGTAGTGTAGTAAAATCCAGTTGGTGTAGTTTCATTAAGGTTAGAAATTGGAGTACTAGCATTAACTGTTAAATCAGCACCAATCCCATAATCACCAGGAGTAAGTAATTTTGTCCACGGCGTAGTAGTTTTTGGTGACTGAGGATCACCAGTACTGTTATATCGTATATAGGCATTATTTGCCGTCGTCATTATAAACTGGAATAATCTATTATTTGCGTAACTACTTTGGAATCCCGCCCCATTAGCGGCAGCCCATGTTGTAACACCGTCGGCATCAGCAATAAAACTATTAGTAGCATCAGCAGGTCTAGGTGTAGCAATAGCACCAACACCAAATGAACCTTGTTGTAAAATAATATTCCAACCTGACCATGTGTTAGTTGTTCCAGCAAATCCAGTACGAACATATATATCATTACTATTATAAGGGGAGTAAATTTGAGTACAGCCAAAAGCCCCATTAGCCCCATTACGCATAACCATTAATGAACCTGCTTGTGTAACTGGATAGTTATTAGCAGCAGTAGCATTTACATTAGACGCACAATAATAGAAGCCCGGATTATTACCATTAAAATCATTTAGGTTATCTGAAGCACCAAGCGTACTACGCTGGAATTTCATAGCGTTTAAATTTGTTAGAGCACTATCAATATCACTAGCACCAGTACCACCATGAGCGATAGCAAGATCTGTAGCTAGTGCTAGATTTGGCATTGTGACTGAGGCAGCGTTAATAGTTAAACCACCCTGACCTACAGTACTTGAACCACCTGATACCTGTAGGCGTACATCATAATCATTACCAGTACCCGAACTATGTAAATCAACATAAGAGAGTGACGCAGTTGTTAGACTGCCAATTTCAATACCATTACCAGTACTTGTAGAAGCACCACTAAAAGTTGTTTGTGCTGAATCAAATTTGTTTAGTCCTGACCACGTATTGTTAGTACTCAATAATGGAACGGTAGCACCACTTGTACCCGTATTCACTATAGCGGCAGTACCAAGACCCAAGTTAGTACGGGCAGCACCAGCCGTTACCGCACCAGTACCACCCTGACCAATTCCAAGTGCTGACCATTGAGCAGCGGTGTTATCATAAACTCCCCATACACCATCACTATCACGTAGGACTAGTGCAGCGTTCTTTGTTGGATAGTTGAGATTAGTGCTGGCACTTGTTTCTACTAATCTGTCTACTGCTAGGTTAATACGGGCATTAGCCGCCGTTGTAGCCCCTGTTCCACCCTGAGCAATCGCTAGAGGCTTCCATGTACCATCCGAGGCAACACGAGCACCCCATGTACCATCCGTAGAGATCGTAATAGCATGAGTACCACGGCCTATAGAACCATCTGTTTTAGGGTTATGTAGCTGTGAAAATGACGTGGTTTGCGTAATACGGTCAATACCAAGATTCTGTTTACTGGTTTCGACGTTCGCAACATCAGAAAGATTGTTAGCAATTGCCAATGATCCAGTGTCAGTACTGCTTAAGACAATGTTTCCTGATAGTTCCTTACCATTGATAGTACGTGTTAGAGGTACGTATCGACTGTCCATTTGTGTAGCGGTATAGATACGAGTCCATGCCGTTGTAGCGTTCTTTGCGAATAAACTCAAAGTACCCGTTTTAGTAACGGCAAATTCAACTACACTTCCGGCATCAACCAAGCCTACACCCATCATATCAGCCCCTACAGGGTTTCCCGCTTGTGTAGAAGGTACTTTGATAAAGCTGTTACCAGTTGGTGTAACTGGTGCGTACTGTGGTACATCGGTTGTGTTTGAGCCTACTCCATAATCACCCTGATAGATTGGCAATAGTGCCGCAGCGGTCATCATACGAGCCGCTACGGTTTCAGCCTGAAATGTATATGATCTGGTAACTACTTCATCCTTGTCACCACCTATCATAGTACTAGTAATATATCCATTCACAATGGCATATGTGATAGTACTTTCATCCATATTCAATTCATACTGAATAATCATTTGGAACAAGGTTTGTTTTTCAGCAGCATCATCTAAGAATTGGTGCGTAGGATCATCTGGTAGATAATTAACTACAATCTGGAAAGGATCTACAGAACCATCTGATAGAAGTACTGTTTTGTATTCAGAATCATAGGTGTCATAATTAGTAGATTCAGAATTAATTTTTAGTACAGGAAAAGTGTTAACCTCATTGATTGTAGTGTTACCTACACCCTGTGGCGAACGGTTTCCTGTATCGGTATTGTATTGTAGGTTCAATCCTTGACCTGTAATAATGTCACTCATAGTTTATCCTTGTGGTTATCTAGTCTTTTCCGTAACTTGAATATTTATCGTAAAGGACAAGGAAACTGATCCAGTTATAGGATCTGTGACAATATCCGACTGTTCATATGAGTAACTTAGAAGTACTAAACCACCTTCTTTAAAAGCCCCCGTTTTATTAGTATCAAAAGTACTAATAATCTGATCATATGTAATTGACGGTGCGGTATTACCTGAATCTGGTTTTGGTGAAATCAAGTACTGAATAGCAAAGTTCGCTACCTGACGTTGATTTCCAAAAGTGATACTACTCATTGAATAATCAAAGGCGATTTGTTCAAATACATCCACATCACGTGAAACAGTTAAGTTCTTTGTAGCATTGATTAGCTGTTTCATTGTATTTCGTACTTTCTGTACTAACATCATATTAGTAGTCCTCTGCGAATGACTGACCAGCAGAAGTACGGAAATAACAATTAACCATCCCTGAAAGATCATCTTCAATATTATAAATTATTTGGTTTTCACCCTCGATAATTAGTACTGTACCGATATCAATACCAGTACTAGCCATATCTGTTTTTTTCATTGTAACGAATGTTTCTACGCTTTCGATGAATCCACCCGCCGCTTCAATAGAAACGGGAAGTACCTCTACTATTCCTGTAAAAGTACTTCCCGTAGAAGTTTGGATTAATTGACCGAAAGCATTTAGAAACGCATCTTGATTAGCGTTGGAAAATGCTCTCATAGTCATAATTAAGCACCGATTACGATATTTACAAACGCTTCAGCATGAGCAAGGGCAATATCAGAGTAATCCCACAAACGATATACGATAGTATTACTTGAACGATAGGTAGTATCATCGAAATCGTATTCTGAATTTTCCCAATTCGCGATGATTACATTTGAGAAATCACCCAATAGGATAGTACCATCAGCAACGAATTCAGAAACTACTACAACTGCTTCATCTGCTAGCCACATTTCAGTATTACGATAACCTTCTACCATTGCTTTAGCAGCGGTGTTATCTAGTACTGCGATTTGGCGTAGAGTACTTAGAGTTTTAGCATTCATCACAGCTTTAACACCACGCATATCTACGTTAGCTTGTGCTAGTTTAGCTACAGCAGCTTGTACGTCAGCAAGGGTAATAGTGCCAGCGGTAGCAACGTTATGTACTGGAGCAGCAGCAACAATTTTATCCATTACGTTTTGTTCTAGGCCTTGAGCCGCATAACGCATTAGTTCAGACTGTACGAACTGTTCAATATTTGGAGCAGTTAGAATAGCTTGTTTAGATAGTGGAATAGCACCACCAAACGCTTTTGGAGTTAGTGTAACTTTAGTAAAGCTAGCAATTGAATCTACTTGTTCTTCAGCTTCACCATAGAATTTAAATACGGGAGCAACACCAGCAGCTTTAGGGATACTTAGATTACCACGACCAGCTAGGCCAGAATAAACAGTAGTATTAAGTTCACCAAGAGCAGATAGCTTTAGTAGCTCTGGAATATATTGATCTTGTAGATCATCAGCAACCGCACCAGCAGCAGTAGTAGTATTCGTAGCTGGTACTACAGCACGTACATAACCATTCATACCGCGTTCATATGCTTCTAGAGCAGACTTATCACCGGTTTTAATGGCACGTACCATATCTTTTAATAGGTTTTTGTTTTCCATTTTATTGATATCCTTATCATGATTAGGAGCTTTAATGTCATTTAATTGACGTTTGAAATCTGAAATTGAAATTCCTTTTTCAATTGCTTCAGATACATCAATATTTAGTACTTGACCAAGTGCGTTTAATTCACGTACACGATCATTTTCTTCTGTACTATTTAGTGTTTTGTTTTCAAGTTGTTCACGTAATACATCAATTTCTTTCTGTAGTTCTAATTCACGTTCTGAAATGGTTTCTAGTACTTCATCTACAGTTTCTTCAATGGCTTCTACCACTGCTTCAACTTCTGTTTCTACAACTTCTTTAATAGTTTCTACTTGTTCTACAACTTCTTCAGCTAATGATTTATCATCTTCCATTGATTGATCCTTATTAATAGTATTGTTAGTACTATTTAGTATTTCTGGATCAATACTTGATTCCATTGAACGGCCTACACCAGCAAATACATCAGCAGGGATTGATACTAGGGATACTTCAAAAATTTCATAACTAGTAACTAGAATTCGATTACCTTCAATTCGATAATCATTAATGTTATAGCCAATACTAATATGTGTTAGTACCCCCTCTTTAATCATCTCCCATTCATCATTAGCAGTACTGCTAATTTTTAGGGTAGCTCTCCCCACTCGATCAGCATCCATACGTGCTGATACTACAGCACCTATTAATTCATCATGATTATGGTTAAAGAGTACCGCCCCGTTGTTATTAAGGCGGCGTAGGTCTGCGTTTTCGGAACCACATAGAAGGATTTCATAATAAATTTCACCATTGATAACACGCTCTACGGGGTTTTCTGAGCAAAACGCAACATCAATAGTTTGCGATTCAATATCAATCGCTTGTAGGGGTATCGTTAATTCCCTCTTTTGTTGTTTGATTTCCATCCTGGATATCTTCCTTATTTTCCTTTTCTGCTTCTATTTCAGCTAGTACTTTCACTGGATCGTCACCAAAAGAGGCAATAACCTGAGTTTTACTAACTATTCCCGCATCAAGTTTCATAATTTCAGCTTGGATATCTTTTACAGGATCTAAACTAATAGGTTTCTGTGAGATATAACGGGCACAAATCAGATCATCAAAGTCGGAAAAACTTAGATCTAATTTATTATTATTTAGCATTTCATTCTTAAGCCATGCCATATATATTGGCTTTAGTACTTTACTGATAAGTACATTTGTTTTAGTTCTAAAAGTGGTTTGTTGTAACTTTTCAGTTAGACGTGCCGCACTAAATGAAGCATTAGAAGTATCAGCTAATAGGGCTTGTTTAGTTACATTAAGACCCATACTGATTTGATTCATAAGTTCATTAGTGAATTGATCAATGCCATCAACACCATTAGTTGGTGTTACTGTTTTAATATCCTGTCCATAATTAAGTTCACCAATAAAACCAGCTTCAAAGTATTCTGTATATGTAGGGGTTACACCTTCAACATCATCAGCATCTAATAGTGCTGTACTTTCTTGTTCATTATTTGTAATGAATGCCATACTTGAAGCACTAACACGCTTAGCCGTCAAACTTGCTTCAGTAAAGTTCTTTAGATCTTCAATTAGTTTACTTGAAGCAACTAAATCAGGTAATCCGCGTTCCTGCCCTACTTGATCTGCGATAAAGTAATGACAAATTTCACTAGCTGGAATTACTTCATAATCACCAGTAAAGAAACTGTATGTTACTGGATCAAAACGGCAGAAATAGTACTCAATAGGACGGTGATTTGTATCAAAACGAATACCATTACTAATATATGTACCATCGCCTAAGTGCTGGTTATTTACTTGTAGTAAACGTGCTGAATCCAGTACTTCAACTTTAATAGAACCTTTGATTTTATGAATACGGATAAAGCATTCACCATCTTGTACGCGGATCTTTTCTACATTTTGCTGGAATAAATCAAAACTTAGTGAACCATCTAGAGAGAATTTATCAGGATCATACGCCCAACGATCAAATAGTTTTTCTAATTGTGTGTTGATTTGGTTAATTTCTTCTTCAGTACTGTCCAGTTCTACAGCAGGTTTTACATAAATCCCATCAGAACCAACTACACCATCTACAGAAAGGTTCATGTACTTACGTCCAATTGGGTTTTTAAGTACAGCATCACGTGATACAGCACGCATAGTAGGCAGTGCTTTTAAGATTAGAAAGTTAATATTACTTCCAGAGTTAGCATTAAAGCCAAAATTCAATACAGCAGTATTGCGTACTGAATTTAAATCTTTCTTTAGAGTGCTACTAGGGGTAGTTTTAGCACGTTGTTGCTTTTCACGTTTCTGTACTGGTTTTACTTCAGGAATAATTTCAGGTTGTTTCTTTTTCCAGAACATTAACGAATACTCCCAGGTTTAGGACGAAAAACCGTAATACTCTTAATTGGTTTTACACCATTGGAAGTATTCATATTATTCATCTTTGAAAATAGTTGATTTGCCCTTTTTACATAGCGATCACGCATTGATTCAAGTGAACTAAGAGACTCACTTACGAGGGTTTTATTATTGATTGTAATTGAATAGTTAGCACCACCAGCAATTTTATTAGCTATAACTGTATCAATTTCTTCAATCATCCTTTTTAGTTGTGCGTATTCACTCGTGAAAAGTAGAGGGTTAATCACTTCACTAGTGAAAGTACTTGCTAATCCATTGGTAATTTGAGTACAGAAAAGTATTTCCTGTGCTGTACTCAATTCCAAAGTTAGAGTAAATTCCTTTGAAGTACTACCCTGTAGATTATCAAGTGATGTACTAATACCAGACGTTGTAAAACTAATAACAAGTATAGTTTGTGATGGTACTACTACTGTTAGAACCATTGGATTAGTGACCAAATAGATCTTCTCTGGTAATAGTGCCATTGCAATATCCTTATCATTTACCAAACCAGTTTGAACCCATTCCAGTACGCCTATTACGCGTAGGTTTTTTTGTTGGGCTTGCTGGTTCTTCTGCCTTATTTATAGTTTTTGTTTGTACTTTTGATTTATATTCACGTAATTTCTTGAAAGGTTGATTACCAAGTTTACTTTGTGAAAATACTATTGCTATCATTCCATATACTAAACAGTCCAATGCTTCATTACGTTTCTGACCTTTTTTAAGTCTCAAAACTAATTTACCACCAGCAGGTTTTAATTCTTCGGCAGATAGTTGTTCAAAATAATCAGATGGTAAAGTACTTGAAAAACGTAACTGTACTGGTGCGTTCTCTGCTTCAGTACTGAGCATCAAATTTAGAAGTTTACGTATCGTATTCTTCTGATCATGTACGTTTAGGATCTGTAGCTCATAGCCAGCCTGAGTACTACGCTTGAATAAATCACCTGTAGTACTACTACTGCCCTTGATTGGATGGTACTTAGCCCAACGAGCTGTAAAGCGTTTTACGGTGTCTGTGGCGTTACCGTTCGATGAGTCCACGAATACTGCAAGTGTAGGTATCAATCGGCCTTGTACTGTGTAGAAGTCCTGACGACAAAACTTATCTAGATCCGCCCATGCGGTACTTTCAATCTTTGTAAAGTCATGACCATAGAAAAATTCATGTCCAAGTACATAAATGTTCTTTTCATCAAAACCCAATACAGTAGCTTCTAAACGGTCTAATTGTTGGTCTACTGCTATTGTTATTCCTAAAGTACTTTCAGGTATTTTATGTAGGTTAAATTCATCTTCACGTAATGATTCTAATTGAAGTATATCTAGTTCTTTCTGATATTCATCTTCCCATACCTCACCCATTTCGTTATTCCAGAAAGTTTGGAGTGAAAAATTATAAAGAGCATCGGCATACTTACTAACCATTTCTGTAATAGTATTCAATGGTGAATACATACGGCTAATCTGATAACCAACTACACCCGGATCACCATCAGTACTTGTAGCTATCCATCTACCGTTATCAATCATTTGGTGTCTAGTATGTTCGTCTATTTCTTCCTGACAATGAGGACAAATTAAACGGGTAGTAGTACTGTCTGGTATTGATCGACCATTTTCTAATTGTTTAAATTCAAATGCTACTTGTTCCCATTCAAAAGTATATTCATGACCGCATGTGTGAGTAACAAACCAACGGCGTTTATCACTGAGGTTATATTCTGAGTTAATCAAATCATCTTTATATAATGGTGTACTTGATATAACTACTAGAGCATCATCACCAAAAGTACTAGTACGTGCTTCAGCTAATTTGATTGGATTACCTTCATCAGAAATACCAACTGTTGATACTTCATCTAATAGTACTGCTCTACATGTAATACCGCGTAGGTTTCCTGGTGTATTCAAGTTAAGCCAATAAACGAAAGTACCGTTGACCATTTGTGTTTGCTTAGAGTTATTTGCGGCGTTCTTATCATTCTTATCTGTTACTAAGGACTTGAGTACTTCACTAGTTTCAATTGCTGGTAAAAATTTACCATCCTTAAATTTCTTTACTTCAGATTCAGAACTACTACCAAAAGCAAAGTTACACGGATCATTTGCCATTAGGTTAAATGCTATTGATTGTAGTACTGTCGTCTTGAGCAATTGAGAGCACGACTGTAAAACAATTTTTTTAGTACTTCTATGTTGAGCTATATCCATTGGTTCACGTTGAAAGCTAAACGGAACCCAATCAAGCCCCATATTCGGTCCATCAACAAACTTAACTACACCGTTACTAATCCATTCACTTGTTTTCTGTATCTTCGGCGGTTGTATCGTCGGTAGTACTTTCTGTAATAGTCTTGTTACTTTCTTCTTGTTGTTCATCCTCTAAAATCTCTTCATCCGTGGGTAGTTCAAATTCCATGCTTCCTAGCTGGAATAAAGTACTATCAATATGTTTTTTCAATATATCGCGTAAATCCTTCGCGTCTGCCTGAGCAAATAGCTCTAAGTATGTTTTGGAAGGTATTGCTCTCATTGCAGTTTTAACTTGAAATAGATATTCAGTTAGTACTTGCTCTATATAAGAAGTACTGACTACTTCACCGGCTTTTTCCTGTAGCTCTAATTCAGCCAATGCCGCTTCTGCCTTGAGTTTCTTCAAACGTTCTTGTTCAATTTGTTCTTTAGTATCGGTATTACGTAATGGGTTTATCACGTGCTGTACTACCCATGCTCGTGTATCAGCCTCTTCAGTACCTTCACCAATAGGCATACCATTTGCTTTCCATTGGCGTACCGTGGATTCATCATAGCCGTACTGTGCCGCTAATGACCTTAAAGTAATCATAAATCCTCCTCTATTGTGTTAAAGTATTTATCCACTATGCCGATAACCATATTTATTTGTATTGGAACAATTTATGAGCTATAAAGCCGATGCCATAACCGTTAGAACAATAATGGATCAATTCATAAAAGATGAGGGTGTGAAAGCCAGGCTCAAAATGATTCGTGAAAGAGATAGGAATGACTGGGAGAAATGGTTACAGGTTGAACTTGAATACTTCATTACGCAAACTGAAGGTATTCAGGTAGACAGGGAGATTGAGGCGTTTCCAGACAACCGCATGTTACGTGAAAGATATAATATGTTTATCGACCTCGCTATCAGAAAAAAACGCACTCGTTTAAATTCCTACATCTTTCTTGAATTAAAATGTTCTCGTAATGTTCAAGCATTAATAAATGGATTTGAGAAAGATATACAAAAGATTAATGCTATTAAGAAATGTATTTACGATACAAGATCATTTTGGTGTGTTGGTTTTCATTTGAATTGCTCTCCTCGAAGTGTGACAAAGATAAAAAGCTATATTGATGAATGTGAATATGGCTATCATGAAGTCATCAAACTGTGCGATTGTAGCGAAGATGTCGATTGTGGATGTGTGGATAGGAAAATTGGATTCGCCGTTATTTAGTGCGGTGCGGGTATGATCAGCTTTCTCACATACAAATGATTATACTCGCTGCCGAAAACTCGCTACTAGACACTTCGCATAGGAGTACCTATAATATTTTTTTTACTGATGATGGGGTTTTGAGGATGAGCCTTTCTGATGGCGTTCGTGTTTTACTTCTCACAACTACGTGCTATTTATTGACATTTAGTTATGAAAGTGGTTACTTCCGATACTTTGAGCTTCCCAACGAATTAATCAATGTTAATCTTAAAACACTTATCACTTTTGGATTTATCTTTCTATCATTCACCTTCGTTATCTTCATTCCTTTTGCAAATCTCATTTCCAAGATAATTTATGAACGCAAGAAAATTAATCAAAAAACACCAATCAATAGTACTATACTAACTTATATATTCATGTTCATAGTTTTCTTTTTATATATTATTGTCTTTCATCATGTGATGTCACTTCTGAGTACCATACTGCAATTTCTTTTCTTATTAACATTAGTTGCTAATGACATTCTAATCCCACTGCTATTTAAACGTGAACTATCACTTTCACAAAGCATTGATGAAAATGCAAAAGAACAATCTCAGTCTAACGTTCTTAATTTATTTGCTAAGGCAACCAAAACCAACTTCAATATTTATTTGATTTTATTTATGATAGCAATATCTATTTCGCATTTATTAGGTGGACTTGTAGCAATGACATCTAAACTTGATTTAACTTGTAATGGCTTTGTCATTTATGAAACGCAGGATTCATCTGTCGTTGTAAGACTTGGGGATAATAAGTTTAAATTAATATCTACTGCTGAATGTCTATTTGAGAAAAGCAATCTTAATAAAGGCTAACATCTATTTATTTTTACTCAAAGGTTGATTAGCTTTATAATTTATAATTTATAATTTATATATAAAAGCCCCTACTTAGAGGGGCATTTCTTTTTAATTAGGTAATGCTTCTTTATTCAACATTTCTCTAAACAGCCCAGTGTGAATACTGGCTACAACCAATGAGGCAACGGCTACTGCTGGTTTAAGTTCCATTAAAGTCATTTCATCATCACCGAAAATAAAGTAAGTGACGATAAACCCAATGACATAAACAGCCCACGAAATTACGAACCAGTAAATTATGCTTAATACTTTCTTGAGTTTACTACTCTCAATGCTAAACATTTTCGCAATTGGAATAGTCAGCAATCCGACCAACATACCTACCCAACCATACAGTACTGTAGCAATCATCCCAAGTATGAATACAGCAGAATCCCCCATGAATGTAGAGACATATCCATCTTCTCTTCTAACTGTGAACATCACTAACACACCACCCAGGATAGAGAGTACTGCCAATGCTTTAGTACCAGTGAATGTACGTTTAATGCTTGCTTCAGTGATTGCCATATCATCATTCCTTAATTAATTGTTGTATTGAATACCCTACCTCGCCCGAATGACCGAACGACACGAACCCATGATCCATAACCTGTACGTTACGTATCGTCATTGGTTCTTCAACCGTTACGCAACTACCTGCCTGTACCATCTTGAGCATTACGCCCTGATCTTTCGTTGAGATAGCACTAATCATTTTCATCAGATTGCTATAGCTGTCGCAGTAGAAACCATCAGAGATAGTAGCGGCATGTGATGTACTCGCTATGAAAAGTGTTACTAGTAACAGTTTTTTCATTTTAACCATTCCTGTAAATCGGGTGATAATGCGTACACAATAGTGAGTACAAGTAATACAGCTAAGATGATATTCATTAGTCACCCTTATAAATTATCGGGTATAATAGACGGTGCGTAAACACCCTCTAACCCATCGTGGATAGTATCGGCCTTATGTGGAATTTCTTTACCAATATGTTCATTGTATGGATGAAGATCGGCAATACGTGATTCACTGCGATTCTGTGCGGATATACAGCACATCGAGAGACACATGACATGGGGAATAAAGACGGATTTAACGTAGCGGTAACGCGAGGGTTCACAAATTCCTCGCACTTAGGCATGTGGGCGACCGAGTGTTGTTGGGGTACTGCCCTTACTGATTTCTCATATGGGGATCGTGTTTTCTTTTAGTATTAGTATGGGGAGTAATGGTTAGGTACAGTAGAGCGTGATTGCTTATACTGCTATGTGAAATGCCGCTCAACTAGGTTATTGAAGTTTTTGTATATCTGAATACCGGATGTACTAGGCTCGTGTAGTTGATTGGTTTTGCCAGCAAAGTGAACAGCCGTTATGGATTGTTGTTCGAAATTTGGTTATTATTAATACACACGTTATATCAATAAGAAATGACTGGACGATGAAATTTTACAAGTATGTGAGTGCTGAAACTGCCAAAATAATCATAACTGAAGGAACATTGAAATTTACTTCACCAGTTAATTTTAATGATCCTTTTGATTATTATCCTGCGGTATTAGAAAAAGGCTTCCATAAATTCGCTAATCGTCTCAACACCGAAATTGGCAATGGTATAAAAAGATATAGAACAACACATAGAGAGTCACAAAAACATATACAAGCACTACGTAGTGGTGAGTTTCGACATACTTATACACGCGATATGTCAATAAGTTGTTTTAGTAAATCCCCTTTCATTTTACCGATGTGGGCACACTATGCCAATAATCATAAAGGGTGTGTAATAGAGTTTGAATTCGATTCCAAAAAGCATAGCGTGGCAGAGTATTTTTCACTTGGTATAAATCAGCTATCCAAGATCCTCATACCATTTGAAGTTATTTATTCTACCAATCGTCCCCCACTTTACGATGAGCATGGTAAAACTAACACTTCCAATACTGGATTTAATGCTTGCTTGACAAAATCTAAAGAGTGGGAATATGAAAAAGAAATGCGTGTGGTTACTAAGCAAGTTGAAGGGGTATATCCGTTTGAAAGGACACAAATGACAGGTCTATACTTCGGGATGAAAATGGAAAGTACTGATAAAAGAGATCTATCACGAATAATAGATAGTTCAAATAACTATACTGAAACTCGAATCCGAAAGCACGATGTAGTCATAGCTTATGACAAGTTTGAGCTGTCAAAAATACAGTTCAGAATTTAATAGTAAAGGCTATAAATGAAAAATATTAACGTGATACAAAAAACATTGATGGTTGTAATAGCGGTACTCTTAATGCTGTTATCTGTCATCATACTTAAAATTACATTTTATAATTCGAATAAATTTGAATGGGGTAGTGTATCCGATTGGCTGAGCTGTTTATCAACTTTAATAACAACCTTTATTGCTTATCGAGCTTATAGAGAAGCACCTAAATGGATAAAGCAAAAACAAAACGATGCAGGATTTGGTACTGTAACAACACTTATGGCTGAGTATGACCAGGAAGTGCTCAAAATCCAACGTATTCACTTCGATATTCTTACTATGAAATCTGCTGATGAAAAGTTTGATAGTCTTATCGCACAAATCACAAAAAATATTTACATTACTTTTGATTTAGATAATAAGTTAACTACTTTAAGTAGATGGAACATAGTTTTTCCTCAAGAAGTAGCTAACTCATTTCGTAGACTTTCAGGATATTATAATCAGGCTTTCAGTATTTTGATATTTAGAAAAACTACTGATGATATTCACCCTGACATATTAATATCAAGATTAGATGAGTTGAAAAGTCAGATTTTGTTAGATCACTCAAATTTAAAAAAAGAAATCGGTAAAATATTTACTTTTCCATAATAAAAAGCCACCTTTTAGGTGGCTAATTATCACTTAAGAATAATTAATTTTTTTCATATTTAGCTATAAATTTAGGCTTATCTGTTTTACCCTTAATATTAACACTATCTTCAGGAATGCCATTTTCTTTAAAAACTGACTTCACTTCATTTTCATCCATCCCAATAAATGATCTTCCAATGAATGTTTTTGCGTCAGTTTTTACTTCATACTCTGTACCACCAATAACAATTATTGTTGTGGTCATTGTACGACTTGATTTTTGTCTATTATCTTTAGCTCTTCCAGTCCTTTCAATTTCTACTACTACAGGTTTTGGGATAAAACCTTTTTCTACTAGTTGATTAATCAAAACTTGGCGGGTATCAGCATCAAGTTGATCAATAGAAGCAGCAATATCAGCACTTTTTTTAGTGTCTATTTCTTTCTTATAGGCATTTGCGATGTTAGTAAGATTAGTTGCCATACGAAGCAATTGATTAATGAATTCTTCTGCTTCTTTCTCTGACACTTTTTTGAAGAGTTTTTCTAAGATATCTTTTTTGCTGTCTTCAAACTTAAAGTTAAGTGCTGAGACACGTTCAATAAGAGATTTGAATGAGGTGTTTGTTAAATCATAAACAATACCATTGCTATTAGTTTCTGTACTCATCAAGTAGTCTTCCTGTTCGTTTTGTTAGTACTAAAAAGATTCCCGGATAACAAAAGCACTGTCAATTAAATTTAGCTTAAGTTGCAAATTAAATGTAGTGTGTATGTCTCATGATTAGATTCAGTGTTTGCGTACTGATAGGTACAAAGGATAAGGTAAGTACTTCACCTGTGCCAAGGGTTACGCTTGAGTAGTCAGATCTTAGTTGTAAGTAGCACTCTACCCCATCTAGGGCATAGTACAGCCTTATGTTTTTAGTGTTGTTGTCTATGATTCGTACAGTTCATCCATATGATACTTAAAGAGTTTTACTGCTTTTATAATGTCCTCTAAGTCTGGGTTTATCAGTTCTTCCTGGAACATAACCGCTTCATCATCTTCTATAGTTAAGTACCTATTAGTATCTAAAGGTTCAGTATGGAAGGATGAACGGCGTTGTATCTCAAGGTTTGAAGTACCATCAGTTTCAATCCTTATGTTGTTAGTAACATAAAGAAAGTAGATAGTATCATCTTCGTAATGTGTGAATTCAGATCTAAATGTCATAATAATATCCTCACGTGTTTAAGATATTTATGACATATAGTGATTAATAGCGTCCAAATAGAAGATGATAATCAAGTCGATCATCATCATCTAAGTTAGTGAGTTCGATTTGTTCACGCCCACTCAAACATAGCTGTTTCTTTTACTGGTTCTGGTTCGTTGATCAACTTGTAACCCATATCTACTAATTGTTCATATAGTTCATTAGTTATTACTGACTCATAGTGTTCACTGTTGCCTTCTGGTAGTGAACTTTTACTTATGTTAGTACAGTAATACCTATTTTTAGCATGAATTAGCTTTTCATCCATTTCATAGTGGATTAGTTTTTTCTTGTGCTTGAATAACATCATTTCTGAGTACTCAAAATGTGAATTACGGTTTCTTAGTTCACTTAGTCTTCTTTCTGGATTAGTAGTGAATCCAAGTTTGATTAGATATAGGCCAGTGTGAATATTACGGGCTAGTGTCATATATATGAATTGTTCATTCATAGTATATCCTCATTGAAGAGGCAATAAATAGTTCGTCAAAACATTGGGCGGTCTTCGGACTGCCTTTTTTATCGCCTGTGTTTTTTCGGTTTGGTTGTCTGCCTTAGCTTTAGAAGTACATGAAGGGAAGAAAAATGTACGCAGAAAAAGATCACTATTATATAGAATAATTATTGTTTTTTCTGCGTACAAAACCCATCAGGCCGCCATACGTAGGCTTAGGAGGCGTTCGCGGATCGCGTTTGCCGTCTTGTCAGTGCTGGCATTGAATGATTCGCTAGGTGCTGGCTGTTCAATCTCAAATCCAGTTAGGTTTGTATACTTCACTGGATAGACCTGATAGCGATCCGTACCTTTCCAATCTAAGTACGCCTTGAATACTGCGTTTGTGTCTTTACTGATTCGCTGTTCTTTCCTTTTTCCAAGAGTAATATAACGATTGATTATACGTGCTTCACAACCATCTTTAGCTACTAGTTGACCACCACGCCATTCTAAAACCTTTCTCCATTCTTTATTCTTTCTCATTTCGGTTTCATCACCTTGAAAGAATTCAGTTAGAGTAGTTTTGATAGCTATCCCTGAAAGTATCGCCATATCGAGTACATTCAAAGTATCATCAGGACAATCTGTAGCGATGTAACGTAGCATTTGGTTTCTAATGTTCGTATGATGATCTACATAGTTGAAATCAGGCCAAACACGTTTTCTAATAAATTCTTTATCTTCAACCATTCCATTTACTACAAGTTCTATTTGTTCACGCTTCAATCCTTTCTTTAGTAGGGTATTGATACTTTCAACTACATAATCATATTCTTCATCACCAGCATACTCAAACTTACCAGTACGGAAACTTTCTGTAATCGAAGCAATGCGTTTATTACGTTCATCTTGTTGTTGTTCCTTCATTGCTCGCTTACCCTCTTTGAGTACTTCAGCAATTTCAGAATCACCTGATACCAACATACGTGGATTGACATTGAAATCATAACTCATCATACGTTCAGCAAATAGTACAGGATCTAGTACAGCTTGCTTCTCTCTATGTGAATAGTATTCAGCATCAATAGAACTCAAGTTTACAATGAACGAATCTGATTCTTTATCATATTTCAAATGACTACCTTTTACTTCTTCATGGTAGGCACTACGCAAATATTCTTTATACTGTTCTGCGTTATCTTCAGACTTATAGAAAGTATTGATTACATCTGCGAATCTTTGAGCACTAGCAGTATATCCAATGATATCAAAATCAGCCAATTCACGTACTTCTGTGTTTGGGATGAAGTAATGAACATGCTTCACATACCCTACATTACGGAAACGGTTTGAAAACTGTTCAATAACATCTGGATCAGTATGTCCATAAATGAATACATCTACTTCATCTTGAACATCTTCAATACTAAGACCTTCACGGATTGAGTTAGTACCAAAGATTACAGACCATTGATTACCCATCTTACGAGTACGATAAAGTTCAAGTACATCATCATTTGCTTTTTCATCAGCATTGACTACTAGAGCATCATCACCATAGCGTTCTGAAAGTTGATTACATACTGCTTTATCATTGATTAGAACTAGTTTCTTGCGTCCGTTGTCTTTACGTGCGTGTATAAACTCTTCAAACGCCGCTAGACCGTTTCTATCATAGATATAGGTATCTAGTACCTTCATTGCTAGCTGTGGCTTGTAGACGTTATAGAAGCGGTCTAAATTGATACTTGATATGTATTCAGGCTCAAACGTTCCAGACATTAGGATCACGGAATGATAGTATTTGAATATACTAATTAGATCCCTTATTACTGGAGCCTTATAGTTATAATCCATGTATAAACCGTGTGCTTCATCAACCACTAGGGTACGTGTACTAAAGTATGACTTATCAAATGTACTGTTTACCTTGATTACTCGTGCTTGCCATGTATCGATATTTCCAGCACCTTTATCAATCTCACTTTGTTTGATTGCGATGAATGGTACTGTGATATCAACATTTGGTATATTGATAAAACCAGTAGTTTTACCAGTACCTACTGAAGAATTTAGACCAATGATACCGCCATTGAAATCAAAATCTTTTATATAATCACTGATGTATTCCCCAGATTCCAAAGTAAGTTGTTTTGTATAGCTCAT